CTTTGATTAATGAAGACTTTGTATCGAGAGGCCCATTCATCCAATTGTTCCGTCTCATGTGTATTGAAAGCGCAAAACTTCATGGGCCGGCGCAAGATGACAGACGAGAGCTTCCGTAGAGTCATCGAAGGTTTCATTTCCCAACTGTTGATCCACACAGGAATGCCTTGCATCGCAACGTTGACCATAAGCTGAGTAGTGAAGGTGGTTTTTCCCACACCAGTATCTGCGGTAACGACAGTGATTTCTCCTTTGCGTAACCCTCCTAGAATTCGATCCATGCATTTCCAGCCGGTAGAGTAACCAGGATCGATTGCATAGCGGTACTCAGTGGGGAGAGCGTGCAAAGGGGTGAGATAATCCGGCTGAGGAGACATCAAGGTACCGAATTTCAGGTACTGATCTAACTCGTCTTGTGGATTGTATTCAACGTTAAGACATTCTCCGCTCGCTTCCATAGTGGTTCCAAGTAGGCGAGAAGGAAAGGGGCTAGAGGAGAGTTAACGGAGTTGTCTATTTCGATTTGTGTTGCAGTAGATTTCCTAGGAGCTTTTCCAAGCCAGTTCATGATGAAGGAAACCGAACCTTTATAGCTGGTTCCTTTCGAAAGAAGCCATAAGCTCATTTTCTTCAATTCTACATCCAACTCAATTCCAGGAAAAGTATCTCCGAGAAGTTGAAAATGCTCGTCCGAGAGGTTTACAAACTGCTTTTTCCTATGATCGAAGTGTACAGACTTATCCTTAGCCACAATCTTTCTCATATATTTGCTCTTGGATAAATTGGATACTTCTGGTAGTGTGTAAATTGTATCTTAGTACACGGGAGTTGATAGCTCCTTACCAGCGCACCACCCAAGAGAGGGGGACTTTGATAGAGTTCCCTTTTTCTTTTCTTAAGCTAAACCGATGACAACTTTTTCTCAAGTGTTTTTATTAAACCTACGATTTGTGCCATACCTGCTACGTCGAAAACACTCCCGCAAACGCTCATTATCTGTGTAAACAAATTTTAGCGCGTCTCGAATCATTTGCTGCACTGTGACATGCGTACCTGTATTTAGACTCTCCAGCATTGCGATTTCTGTTAGTCTGTCATACATTTCTTTTTCTATACGTGTCGATATTACAAGATTTTCCTCTAAACATATTCTCCGGGCCATAATCGCCTCCTGGCACAAAGGAAAGATAAGGTTTGCGTTACATATTGACAAGAAAAATATAGCTAGATATACCGTTGTTGAGTTAAGTTAAAATTTTAAGTAAACGGGGACGTATGACAGATCCTTACAAAGACACGTGGACAGAGATTGCTGGAGGGCTAGCTTTTTCTTTTCGGGTGATGATTTATTCAATTTTTGCGTTAGTCATGATTCTTTCTGGGATGTGGCTTTTGCTAAAACTGGCGGTAGTAGCATGGAGTATCCAAGGGTAACAGAGATCTTGCGGCCGTTCACAGGTTACGAGAGTGTGCCGAAGCAAGTACTAGAAAAAGCAGCAGTGAAAGGAACCGTTGTACATGCGTGGTGTGCTCAAATTGCAAAGGGTCACTGGGTTCCGGATGGAGTAATCGCAGAAGAATTGCTCGGCTATGTAACTTCGTTTAGGAAATGGGCCGAAGCACAGGCAACAGAATTCGTGGTGATTGAAAAGCGGTACAGTGATGATTTTATGAAGTACTCCGGCCAGGTTGATTATGTGATCGTAGGTTCTGACTCGGAGCTGTACTTAGTCGATATCAAAACAAGCTCGAAGCCGCAACGTACCTATCCAGTGCAAATGGCGGCGTACTGTCACTTGCTCTCGCAACATGGTACCAATGTCAAAGGTGCCATGCTGGTGTACTTGAACAAAGAAGGTGAATTTCCAGAGATAGACATGAGAGAGAACCTAGAAGAAGAATTTGAGGTATTTATCTGTGCTCGTGACTGTTGGCGTTATTTTAACAAGAGGAAGGGAGATGCAAGAAGAAATTTCGAAGATGAATGTGTACCAACGAATGCACGGGATAATGTCGGAACTGGACTACATACAAAAGGGATCGAAGAAAGTCAACGGACAGTATGCCTATGCGAGCCACGATCAAGTGACAGCAGCACTGCATCCGTACCTGGTTAAGTACCGCTTGCTGGCAATTCCAACGGTGAAAAGCTCTGTGCAAGACGGGAACCGCACGATTCAAGAAGTGATTGTGTGTATTGTGAATATCGACGTGCCTACGGAACAAGTTTATATTAGTACGTACGGACATGGAGTTGATCCTGGAGACAAAGGCCCTGGCAAGGCACTATCCTACGCCTTCAAAATTGCCTGCCTTAAGGCTTTCGCGCTAGAGACTGGTGAAGATTCAGATCAAGATGCTCACGCGCGCTACGAGCCTGCAAAGTGTCAAGAATTCGATACTACGCTACCACAAGGCTTAGATAAGAAGGAACTGGACAAGATCAACAAGTTTCTACAAGAGAGAGCAACCACGCTAGACCGCCATGTCGAAGATATCAAACGTGAAGCGGTCAAACGGATGCCGGAGTTCCTTGAAGCCGTGAAGAAGTGGAACCCCAAAAAGAAGGAAAACTAATGAAAATGACTCAGATGATTGCTATAGGTGTGGAATTGATGCTTCTTACGTCTTGTGCGCAGATGATACCAGGGCTAACGCAAGCAATTGACGACGCAGTAACAGACGAAGCAGTGGGGATCTCTGTAGACAAAGCCGCGATGCAAAAAGATACTGATATCAAAATCACCGTCGATATTACCAACAAAGACCCGATTGTAACTGCAAAATAGTCTACACTCGCTTCTTCTTGCGTGCTTGCGATAGTGACGCGGCGACTGCTTGCTTCTGAGGGTGGCCGCTAGCTACCATCTCTCGTATGTTTTCGCTAACTACTTTCTTGCTACTACCTTTTTTCAGTGGCATAAAGGCTCCATATTTTAAATTGTTTATTACGCAGCTACCACAATCAGAGAGGCAGCAGAGCCAGTTGACCCATTAACCCCGGTGCCTGTAGCAGTTCCTCCGATACCCCCATTTGCTTGAATAGTTTGTCCAGAGATTGCGCCGCCTGAAGCTGACGTAGATGTTACTAGAACTAATCCACCACCACCACCGCCACCACCGCCACAGTTTGTACCTGCGACAGCACCATTTCCTCCGTTTCCTCCATTAGCAGAAATTGTACCAGTTCCAGAAATCACATAAGAGCAAATGAGAACCACGCCCCCAGAGGCACCGCCCCCTCCGCCTTTATTTACAGAATCACCACCACCACCACCACCACCAGAACCAGACGGGATCTTAACACCAGAAATCAGACCCTGAGTAAGACCTGCTAAAATTCTAAATGTGCCTAATGATGCTGATAAAGCTGTAAGAATACCACCAGCTCCTCCGCTTGATGCACCTGCCCCTCCTGCTGCTCCTGCTCCTCCTGCTCCTCCTGTCTCTGCTCCTCCCGCAGATCCTGTTGTAGCAGAGCCATTTCCTCCCCCTACACCGCTTCCAACAGTTACTCCTGGGTTAGCAAGACCTCCATTTCCTCCAGTAGTGCCAGGGTTTCCATTCCATTCTATCGTGCCATTATTAATTAAAGTTCCATTACAATAGATGCGATATCCTGCGGTAATGATAGTCACCCCGTTATTTATCGTAGATGATCCCAAAACAACATCCCGCGTCAGTGTATAAATGCTTGAGCTGGGAACTATGCCTAACACAGTAGTTGTACCATCAAAAGTTTGAGCACCGTCCGAGCCATCGCCATACCATAGAGGAACAGCGGCTGTCATTTGACTAGTACCGTGACCTGCTACCATACCCGTGAGAGAACTTGCCCCGGTACCTCCATGAGCTACTCCCAGTACCCCCGTTAGATCTACAGTAGAACCGCTTGCTTCCGTTGTAAGACCTGTAGAGCCACCAGAGATAGTAATTGGGTTGCCTGTTGCTGAACCCGTATCTCCGTCGATTGTTGTGATATCCCCGCTTGTAGCATTACCTGTTGCGCCTGCTTGACTCATGTGTACCTCCTAGTTACCTTTAGCATAAACTCCTTCAATCCAGACTGCTCCGCTTGAAGGTGATGTGCTGTATTTGATGTAGAACTGAGTACCGTTTGCAAGAAGCAGGCTATCGTTGACATGGACAGGCGCTGCATTCGTTGAAAGGTCGTACAGGGTGAAGCTGTTGGCAGGAACGAAGATACGATTGTTAGTGCCATCGAAGCTAAAGAGCATGTCCCCGTTAGTGTTATTGGTGATCTTGAAAATACTCCATGCATGAGAAGTGGGAGAGCCAAGAGTCGCGTATGAGCTTGTGATAGAGCCGAAAGCGACTGTGAGCATGGTATCAAAAATTGCTTGTGTCATAATTTCTCCTTAACCTAACAGGCCATATGTACGTAGAGCTGCGATACACCCTTCAAGCGCGAGTGCCAATTGATAGATGTCATTCCTGATCGCCGACGAGTCATTCGCATAGACAGTTAAGTCCGTATAGTTAGCGGTTGTCCCAGTAGTTCCGCCAGAAGTGACGCTGTTTGTGATAGCTACTTGAGTTTGTTGCACTACAGGAGTAGCGTTATACCAACCAAGCTTCTGGGACGTTGCAGTGCCGATCTTTGTCCCTGTCGTGCTACCTACTGCTATATTGTCTCCGTCCCCAATTGTAGTAAGACCTGCGGTGCTAAGTGTTGTCGCATGTACGGGCCTTGGAGTTGTGCTACCGAAACCAAGCACTGGTGGTGATGCAAAATTCGCCGCACTTGAAGAAGCTCCGGTCGCAGGGGATAAATAACAACTGTCGAGAAGCCCTGCTACCGCTTCTGCTGCTGTCGCTGCTCGTACCGCTGACGGCTGTGTTTCTGGTGTGCCGGTGACTCCTGGAGGATACCCCGCGTAACCAAGTGGATTTGTGAATAGACCCATGTAATTGCTCCTTGTTTAAAAAAAATACTTTACACTTTAGACAAAAAAAAACTAATCTTCTTCGAAAAACCTTAACTCATCTAGCATGTCGTCAACAAAATTATCTACACTACCCCATTCCTTTCTGACTTCTCGTTCTAGTCTGTCGAAATCTTTCTTAAGCAAGTTGAAGGAACTCTCAGCAGCGTGTTTTAGCGTTAGTTTGTATATCTCTCTTGTGGCATCGCGCGTTAGTAGTTTGCCTTGAATGTTCTTAGCGACTAGACTAGCAACCCCTAACAAACCACCTTTCAAACTGTGTGGCAGGAATAGAAATGGCGCAAGCTGTCCCCAAGATTTAACTTCATTCAGAACGGCAGGACTACGCAGATCTATGAAACTTGCTATCTTTTCCTGAGCTTCTTTCCCGTACTTTGCAATGTCTCCGAGATCTTCTATTGCCTGCTTACTCATGTTTCTCTTTAGGAAATTACCTTGTTTGGAGTGCAGCAATTTATCGAGTTTTTTATGGTTGTACGTTTCTCCGTCGAAAATCTTTGCTAGTAAACTTTCGGTCTGCTCTAGTTTTTTCACTTCATGGTAGATCTTATTGGCAGCCTCGAATGCATGAGCCGTGTCTTTATGGTCTTGTGTCTTCATTAGTTCTATCGATTCATTTTTCAAAAACTCGTAGGCTTTTCTCACTTGCTCCTCACGGCCGGAGAACTCAGGTTTTCGATAGATCTGCTTCATGTCTGCGTTGTAGTTCATGTGCTGGTCAATCAATTGCTCTGCTGTAGGTTTCGATACTTTTAGGATGTCGCGTTGGTTTTCTAGAATCTGTATCGCTGCTCTCTGTGCGTCGCTAGGTGATGGTGCAAGTGACTGTATCCGCTCGATCTCTGCGTCGATGTTCTTTACCATAGGAATTGTACTGAGTTGTTTAGGATTCTTTTGCGCTAGTTTTCTTGTTACTTCATACGCATGTTCTCCTAACGCATCTAAATCCACACCACGATTCCTAAGTCTTGCCATCGGAAGCTCATCTTTTACTATTCGGTTGAGTGCTTCCTTTGGAGACAGGTTGAATGATTCCTTTAGATTCTTCTCCGTTGCTTTAAACAATCTACCTTTGATAAGCGGCTCTCTCTCCCGTGCCATGAATTCTAGGAATGGTAGCGCATGTTTTTTTGCCGTTCTTTCTAGTTTCTGTGCCCCTTGCGACAACTGCCGTGCACCCTTACCAACCGCACCAGAAGACAGACTTGCGACATCACCGATCAATTCTGCCTTCGTTTCACCAACGCCGACACCTTTCAATGCCGCGGTTGTGCCTGCCCCAATTGTTCCTGTGGTAGCCTTTCTTGCGAGAGATCCCGGGGATAACGTAGCCAATGTAGCGAACTGTCCCGCACGCTTCCCTAGCTCAGTCTTTGGTTGAAGAGATAGTCCCGTTACCTTCTCGAATCCTTGCTCGGCTAACTCTTGTGTTGGGATGTACTGCGCCGTCTCGAATACACCTTTGACATAAGCCTCCCTATCGAACGGCTTTCCTTCCTTACGAAACGCTTCTTCTATCTCATCCAAGTCACTTAAACCTTCACCAATCATTCCTATTTTGAGTACATCTGCTGGCCAAGTAAAAGCCTTCAATGCTCCTCTTCCACCTTGCACAAAGACATCTCCTACGGTGTCCCAAAATCCAGGCTTCTCTTCATCGTCACGAAAGTCCAACGCCCTACTCTCGAAAGCCTCATCTTCTGCTGCTTCATCCGCTGCTAGATCAATTCCAATGTCATCTAAAGCGCTGTCCGCCATGTCTTGTATCCTTTGCTCTGTGCGCGGTTGAGATCACTTGGTAGAATCGCCCTAAACTGTTGAGTCTCCGGGTTGAACACTAATTGATGGTCTTTGTACTTTGGTTCCTTTGCCATCTTGTCGAGGTAGTTAGTTGCTGTGTCCAAGTTGTTGATCTTACCTATAATTTCTGTTTGCTCACTTTCCCCTTTTTCTTCTGCTACCTTGAGTATGTCCGAATAGCTTGCATTGTTTCCGTAGTGCTTCAATCCCTTCGCTAGTGTGGTATCGTAGCTCATCTGTAACTCTGTCAATAGTCGCATCTGTTCTATGATTGCCCTTCTTCCATCCTCTGAGTTTAGTAATGTAGGTAGGCGCGCTTTGAAGGATTGCAAGTCGAAATTGGTCACCCTAGCACCGAAGAAGTTCTTGGCTTGTGAGATGAAGTCGTTGAGAGTCTTTACATACTGCTGCGTTTCTTTATTCACCCCTGCGAGCTTCTGTACGTTCTTAAATGGTTCCCCTGTCTCTGAATCGATTAGTAACCTTGAAACGCCATCTTGTACCTTCCCAGTATCGTTTAATGCCGTAAGCCTGTTGTAATGGATGAGCGCGTCTTGGCTAGCTTGATTCTTTGCCGTCACTTCCTTTAATTCTTTGCTGTTGAATGTTTGATTCTTCTCTCTCCACCGTACTCTGTCACTTGCTTTTGTTTCTGGAGGAGGTGAAATTTCTGGCCATTCTTCTTGTGGCTTGCCTGGTACTTTCTCAACCGCTGCTTCTATGGGTGCAATTGCTTCTTCAACAGGAAGCGGTATATCTTGGCCTACAGAAGCTTGTACTTGTTCTTGTGTAGGGGTAGACTGTTTAGGTTGTTGCATTCCTTCTGTGTCGTTCTGTTGAGGCGTAGGAGGCTTTCTAACACCACGAGACAGTTCATCAGTCACCACATCACTAACGTCTTGCTTCACAGATTTTGGCACGGCTGGATTCGCTATGATCTTTGCTTCTACTGGCGTATATCCCTGACTCACTAGATCTGATACAAGTTGCTCTATCTCACCTGGCTTACCCACCTTTGCTCGCTTGATCTCTTCTTCACTCTTAGCTTTCCTCTTTAGCTCTTCAAATTGTTCCACACCCAAGTAATTGCTGAGTGCGCGTTGCTTTGCTTCAGGCCTGTATGTCTTCGCTCCTGTGATTGCGTTTAGCACATCCCTAGCACCTGCATTCGGTGGAAGATTCTGTATTGCTGCTTGTATCGAATTATCATCAGACCGGTTAATGTAGCCCTCTGTCGCACCACTACCGAACGAACTAAATGCCTTTGCCCAGTCGTCTTTTGCTGGAATGAATTGTGCCATCGTTACCCCGCTACTGCACTTTTGATTAAATTAGTCGCTGAACTTGCTACCCCTGGAATACCTGCTCCTGCTATCTGACCGATCCCCTGACCTGCCCCCTGCGCAAAGCCTTGTACAGCACCTGTGTTCCCTTGCTGGTAGATATTCTCAAAGCTCTTTGTGCCAAGTGCTGTGTTAACGCCTGCCAATTGATTCTGCTTTTGTTGCTCCTGCGCTTGGTACATGAGCTGGGCAAGCTTCGATTGCAAGTCCGTCCCAGCTTTCAGGCGTGCTTTGTTGAAACTTGACCCCTGCACGCTGCCACTATTGATGAACTGATGCGTGAGCTTTGGTAAAATATCTTCCTCGAACATCTTCAATGCCGGCTTCGATACACCTTCCTCAAACCCCTTCTGGTCAAATGAACCAAACAATTCCTTGAATGCACCGGTACCTTTCGTCAGACCTTCGCTAATCAGTGCCATCAACTCTTCTTGCAGCGGCGTTTGCGTACCGGCTTTCTTGATCTTATCCTTCCCACCAAACAAAAATTCATTCAATTTAGGCATAGTTCCCTCAGTTCTTTAAATAATACACAGTCACGTAGCCAGAGTACGCACTATAGTCAGTTCCCCCGCTTGTCAGTACAATGTTCGCGCCAGTGCAGAGCATCCCAATACTGTTCGCCCCTGTCACCGCATCAACATATGGCAAGACCAACGTATTACTAGAGAAGGTCGTTCCATTGCTCACATAACCCTCGATAGAGATCACTTTCAGTACGTCATTCTTCAGTGGTGCGATTGTCAGCGGTATCGTATTCACAGTTCCCCCGCTTGTCCATGAAGCAGTCGCAAGCGTTAACGTCCATATCGGCTGACCATCGATCCAGGTAAAACTCGTCTGCCGCTCAGCAGTAAAGAAACTCTCGTCATTGATGGTCGCATTCACAGAGTTCGCTACCGCAATGTGCTGCTGCTGCAACTGGTACTGGAATTGCTCTCTCTGGTCTTCCGGCTTGCCTTCGTACTTCTGCCAGCTAAAGTTCGGTTGTAGTTTCGCCATTAGTTAAACACCCTTCCAGCAGGTTTCATGTATAGCACCATCGCATGTATGTATATCGGCTGGTCTACTGTGCTTGTAAAGTCCGCCGAGTTCTGATAAAACCTGACCGTGTGCTCTTTGCCTACTGCTCCTACATAGATCCGCTTCCATACCTTTGTCTGATTCGTGGTTGGGCTCATCGCATCTTTTGTATTAAACGTAAGCATTGTCTCTTGATAAAATCCTTGAGGAGTGCCGGTAGAATCGATATAAAGTTGGTCATTGAGATAGAACTGCACGCGGAGAGTTGAAGTACTATAGGCAGAGACAAACAAATCCACATAGCCAAGTCGAGCAAGCTGTCCATCTTCAATAAATGGGTTAAAGTTCTTCGAAATCACACTCATCAACACAGGAGTAGTCCCATCGCCAAGAGTGTTTCCGTTATTCAGTTGATACACCTTATCGAATTGATCCCCGGCTAAGTCTATCAGCGCATCGTTCGTCAGTTGGTAGCTTCCCCACGTGTCTTCCATATCCTCCCACTCAGTAAAGATAGTCCCCCAAGTAGGCACGTTAAGAATCTGACCAAAGCCTAAACAGCTGAAAGGAAATTGATACACCGCATAGGTTCCGTCGAGATAGTTGAAAGCAAGCACGTTATCTGAAGCGGTAGTTTGCGATTGATCCATGGGCTTACTGTTGTAGCAAAGCCAGCCCTCCTTCAAGTCATCGAAACGCTCTCCATAACACTGCTGTATACTCGTCTGGTTCATGAATGGCACGGGAGTCTGCTGCGCAATTCGTGTCGGGTTAGTGAAGTCCGGGATAATCTCGTCAGCTCTCTTCACGTTCACACCATCAGAGGCAACAATCGCAGGACGGCCCACAGAAGAGAACCACGTGTCATAGTTGATAGAGGAGTACGGTGCATTGCAAGCCCAGATAGAGTTGGTAGAGTCCCAGCGAAAAGGATCGAAAGCATCAGCCGTATAACGAAAGACCCTCTCTGACTTACTAAAACGAACCACAAGATCAGAGTTGATATAGCCTATCGTTTGAATGGATTGGCTTGTGTCCGCTGATAGAAAGTCGTCGTTGGTAAAGTTCAATGGTTCGAGAAAGACTGACCAATAGATCGTACTCACCTGCGGAACACCACTCACCGTCGGAGCAATCAGCAGAAGAGCCTGACGGTAAGTAAACACATGCAAACACCGACTAATATCAAACGAAGGCACTCCCCCACTCGAACTGACCGTCATTATCCCTAGGTTCGTATTGAGATAGTGAACCGATACCCCATCATAGTAAAATATCGGATCAACGTTGTTAGCAAAGAAAGCCTTGTATTGATAGTTGGTCAGCGAAAAAAAGTTAGAGATAGAGCCAGTGAATAAGTTCCCGTAGATGCCTGTAGTACTGTCGACATAGTTTCCGCTAGGAAGATTAGTCCCAAAAGTGATTGTGTATGCTCCAGTGACATAGTTGACAGAACCTGAAGTGACACCAGAGCCAATCAATCCACCTACGCCATTGTCTGTGATTACAACTCCTGCGGAAGCCCCTGTCGAAAGATACTCCGTCCAAACAAGCGTACCAGGGACAAACGGAACCCCAGGAAGAGTACCTGTGTATGTTGCCGTCATGCCATCACCAGTGAAGATCGCAGAGGAATAATAGTCATGCGGTAGTTCACTTACGGCTTGCAATGTATCAGAGTTAGAAGCTAAGACACCAAAGTTGCTCACAATCTGTCCCACACGCAACTGATCGAATACAAGGACTTGCTGCGAACCATTTTGATTATAGTACTGCTTGATGCCCATGATCGCTGATGTAGAAGAAGGTGCCACATCCCAGCTAATGAAAATATTGCTATAGGTTCCACTAGGAGGAGCAGTATTGAAGGTGATAGAATACGCCCCTGTGGAGATATTAACGGTCCCTGTACCTCCAGCACTGCCAGTCAGGTTCACAACGGTAGAAGAGGCATCGCTAGAGTAAGAAAACGTCTCCGCAGAAGCACCAACACTGATCGTACCATAAGCGGTAATGTTCGAAGTCTTAGGCAATGGATTCAAGGTACCAGTAAAAGTCACAGTCATGCCATCAGGGGTACCAAGGCTAGCGATCTTCCGGTTAGTGAAGCGTGCAAACAAAGTATAGCCGGCAATTTTCTCAAGTACACCCCGATAGTTATGCGCATTGAGTAACGATTGGTATGCCTCACGCGGAAGGAGCCAGGGTTCTAACGCTTCATCCAGAGATACACGAGAATTACTAATAGCGAAACCTTTGTATTCATTCATGGCGTATAGTAAACCACCACGTACTTGTAGGTTCCATTGTAAGAACTACTTGTTGTCTGTGCTTGTAGTATCCTGCCAGAGGTGTTCAAGGTAATATTCGGGTCAGCATCACTCGCGAATGGCAGTTGTAGCGTGGATGTACTCGTGATAAACAAACCAACCGCATAAGCAACGCCACCGATCCCAGTTGGAGGAAGTAAGTAGTATTGCCCAACAGAATTAGCCGGTATCGTGACCACATTCGCAGCAGAGGTAGTGAGAGCTACCGTGCCAGTCAGTACCGTTTGAGCAAGCGCACCCGTCTGCAAGAAGTAAGCCGTGCCATTGTAGTACTTCGGTAACCCACCACTGACGTAATACAAGCCGTTAGTTCCCGCAGGGAGACTTCCAGGATCGCTCTGGTTCGGCATCGACGCTTGCAAGTGATACATGTCCGAACCACTGCCGCTATCATTGAAGTTATGCTCGGTACCAATGCCAGTCTCCAAGAAACCGAAGTTGGCCTGAATCAAGGGTTGCGTTGCTGCTATTTGTTGGTTTGCCTGCGGGACGTTGTCTGTGTAAGCCATGCCATTATTCCTTTAAAACTTTGATATAGACCTTTCGTACAGAAGCTCCTCGTAAGTGTCTTGCATACATACGTCCTTGAAGCGGGTGTACTCCGGAAGGTATTGGTCATATTGGTCCATTTGGTTGAAGAGCTTGAATCGATGCAAAGCCGCCCCTAGCGCAATCAGTGGTCCTAGGTCAGGGCGGAATGGCACGTCGATATAGTTCAGAAATGGCTGCGGTACCTGTATGCCTTCCATCTTGATTAGATACACTTGATCCGGCACAGGACGCAGAACAAACATATTCACTGCATTGAGCGTCCCCTGTGTAGCGTCAAGCAAGGGTGTCTGTGGGTAGAACAAGATTGCCTGCGGACGGTTTGGCATGTACGTTTGTGAGGTGGCCGCGATAGATGCATTAGCCGCAGGATTTGAAAGAAAAACTAAGCCAGTCAGAGTTCCCGTAGAATAGTCTATAGAACCGGAGACAGAGCCAGTGTTGCCAAGAGGAGCCACTTGAGTAAGTCCTCCGGTCCCATTATCTTGCACGACTTGAGTTCCATCGGTGACATATAAGCTCCTTGGTAAGATTGGGTAGGCAGATATCTGGGCAGAAAAGTCATTGATAGTTGTGTAAGTTCCTATCGTTTGTTTGTTGAGTTGCTGCGGATAGTCTTGATAGAAAGTGCCCTGATCCGTGTACCATTCAATACCAAACCCGTCGGCGTACACTGTCGGATTCACGGTCTGAAAGCCAGCGGGCGCAAGGTACTGATCTATGTTCGCCTGGCAATAAAACTGGTAGAACGTGTAACCCCAGAAGATCTTTAGCTCCTTCGGCAACACGTATTGATAGTAATAATTAATTAACGTGCAACATTGAGCGTCGGAATACATCGAAGCATCCGGAATACCACAAATGGATCGAAACTCCGACAGGATCGCGTTAAAGTTCCATCCGGCCGTAGAATTCCAGTTCGCTAAAGGATATCCCGGTATTGCTCCTGTCATTACGTCCTCTCACAAACAAAGTGCGTTCTGTACCCTGCTACGTAGATCTCTGGTATCCCTTCCTTGTTGCGTCGGTGCTTGTGAATATTCTCCCGGCAGCTCTCCAAGTTTCGAATAACCTCTAACGGCAGCTCGTACTTTTCACCGTCGATGAGTTTGTACTGCTTGAATGGATGTGTCTTGCTAGCATAGTGAAATTCCAGAGGGTATCCGGGGTCTCGCTGATTTCGAAAGGTGATCGTCTCTATCTTTGGTATCTCTGTGGCAACGACTACCTGCCCTTCCTTCATCTCTTTAGCAATCACTTCCATAGACTCATTCGCTGGTCCAGTTAGATACTCCTCCTGCAATTGCTCTACAGGTACCTTCTTCTCTCTCTCTTTCTTCAAAACTACTGTCATAAACCCTCTTAAAATAAATTCTTTACAATTGAGACAAATTTTTTTACATGTTATACATCAGTCCCGGAGGATTGGTCGCAGTGGCAGGAAACGATATAATGTTCACCTCCCCACCAGACACATACGGCATAAACTTACTTGTATCGACCGCTTGACCACGAATTGTGTATAATTGAAATGTCTGCGCTTCCGTGTTTAAGTTTCCCACCACATACCGGTTATCGTTGACCTGAAGCATTCCTTGTACCTTTGATAGAGTCACGGTTTGGCCCACAGCAAGCGAATACCCTACAGGATTCGTTACCGCATTCACAGTCACCGTACCAGGCAAAGATTGAGAAATGTTCGTCACAAAATACACTGTCGCTAATGGAAACCCTGAAGGCGCTGTCATGTTGCTCCATACTCCCAGGAAAGAGCCGAAACCCCTTCCTAGGTAAGTTTGTTTAGTATCCAGTCGGTGTATTCAAGAACGCTTCCCACCAGATAAGGTTTGTGCTCGCTCCGACAACCCCAGTACCCAAGATCACACCCTCGTAGCCAATGTCATACTGATTACCCGCAGGTTGCCCAGGAGTGATGACTTGACCCGTAGTTGCATTCAACACAGGTGCTGTAGGTGGATAAGAGATCTGATTCACAATTCCTCCGGAAACATATGCTCCGAAAGCAGAGGTATTCACTGGATTGCCGTAGGTGTCATATAGCTGAAACGTACTGCCAGAGATACCCGCGATGATGTACCGTTTTGTGTTGAGCTGCGTCATGCCTACAACACTAGAAATCGTCACCGTCATACCATTAACGAGTGTCAAGGTATTGGTTGGACTCACTGAAGACACGGTAACGACACCAGGATTCGCTTGAGTAATCCCTGTGATAACGTACTGTGTGCTCTGCCAATCTCCACCAAGAATCACCGGAGTGACACCATTGGAAGTGATTAGCGTAGTCACAGGCGCACCAGAGGTGTACGTGTTAATCAAAGCGTTAGCACTCGGAACCACATTATTTATCCACAGAGAGTAACCAACAGCAGGCGTAGAACTGTCGGCAGCAAGCACCGTGTAGTTGTAAAGCTGGATCTTGTCTGGAACGAAACCCAAGGGAAGCGTCACAGCAGCTCCAGCACTGATAAAGGAACCATTTCGATATTGACTCATTTATTCTCTCCTGTTACAATCGTTGTGTGGACAATAGGCGTGTGATCCAGTTGTCGTTCAAGAGTCGTGTCGCAAATGGGTACTTATATCCAACACTCCCTCTTTGGTTTAATGGATCGCTCGTACCACTGGAACCAAGCGGCTTCACGATGAATTCGGCCTCTTTTGAACCAAGCTTGACCACTCCATATGCTTCCTGGCCAACGATAATACTGTTCCAGACTGGATTCGATGCACCGTTGTTATAACCATTAGTGCTGAGCAACCATCGGCAATTATTTGTACTACCCCATTCCGCCTCTAACGCATCCATAGGGTTAGGATAGTTCGCTACGCTCAGGAAGTCCGCACAAGCTTCTAAGTCGAGCTGAAGCGTCACATCCATGAATCCCCAAAAACTGCTACGTACTGGACTAGTCGCGAAGCGGTTTTCCCCAGGGATTGGCTTCGTCATCAACCGCGCATTCCCTAATCGAAGAGCACGTACCGCAGTTTTAATATCCTGTGTAGTTAGCTCTGTCGGGGTTAGTCCATCAATTCCGTATTGGCATGAGATCGAACTTGCTGTCGCGACCATCATGTTACGAATCAGGGTGTCGATTGTTAAGCCTAATTGTAAACTTAATACTCTAGTTGCTTCATTTAATACTCTGTCCTGTACTGTGAATTGAACCTGATCGGTAATAACGACAAAGTTCCCGTACCATTGAATTTGTGTACTAAAGTCCGTGACAGCGAGAGAATCCCCTGGCGGTGTCGTTCCATCTTGGATAGGTACTGTTGCTGCAAGAAGCGTACTGTACCGACGAAAGACCATCTGGTTACCAGAGTTCAGCGGTATAGTTCTTCTTTGAGCAAACAAATCATAAATATAATAAGGTCTTGCCAAGGTCAGCAGTAGTCGGTCAAAGTAAGTCCGTACTTCTGGGGGTACTTGGGCTGTAGTCGTAAGTGGCATATATCAACCTTTGTGGGGTTAGATATTCGCCAGATTCCTCGCAGCTATTTTCATAAAATCTTCATCGCTCATACTCGCATAGTAGTCGGCTGCGCTCAGTTGCCCTTGCCCACCAACGCTTGCTAAAGTTTGCGGTTTGCTTGCATTCGTAAGTGCTCGTTGCCCATTGCTACTGGTATGTGGCTCTGGTGGCTGACTCGCTTTTGCATTTAATTCCGCTAACAGGTATGCTGCCTCATATGGATTCGAAACCTTCTGGATCATCTCGGCAAATATCGGGTTCTTGCTAGTTAATTGCGGTACGTGCTTAGTGACCATTGCGTTCCAGTCCTGACGTTGGGCCTTTGTTTCGATGGCAGTTAACGCGTCTTTGATCTCCCCCCGGAGTATGACGTTTTCCTGTCTCATTGAATCGAAGGCCTTTCTAACGTCGCGCCCATCATCCCAGTCCAATGCCGCATAAGCATCTTCCTTTGTGACTTGCGCCGATTCTGGCCGTGGTATCTTCGAGTATGCTTCCGCTTGCCCTTTCCAATACTCACGCTCTGACTGCAATCTCGCTGCTTCCTCACGTAATGCCCGAAAGTTCATCTCCTTGTCGGACACTTGCTGCTGACCGGCGACATCTAGCTCAGTTACGCCCGCGCGACCGTCGACGAATTGGTCCATGTTTACGTCGTTTGAGTTGTATTGTGCTTGAGACTCAGGAAACAACTCCCCCCCTGGCCTCGACATATCTATATCTTCCATTCATTCCTCTTTAGTCTCGGCGACAGACCAGTTCACGCCCGTTATTCAAATAAAATCTTGTCACTTGAGGCAAAATTTTTTTAATACACCGCTGCTTTGCCAGGCTGGTTCAACGGAAAACCTTTATAGGCCCCCTACCTCTGGTAAAAAGCTAAGCCAACAATATCGATCCTGACTTCTTGGCCGCTTGCTCTATCGATGGTATGTAGTCCTCGCTCTTGCTTGACAACTCCGCTTCGCTTATAGGCACGTCGTATGGCAAACAAAGGTCCGGCTCTACTTCCAATCTCTTATCCTTGTAACTCCACTTGAACACGAGTACCCCTACCATTGCCGCTGGAGGACGCTTTATGATCACCTCCCATCCTGCAACAATCGCGTTTTTCTCTCGTGCGTGAGGCTTTGCAGCGTATAGCACCCAGAAGTCACGGCCCTTGAACGGGTAATGCTTGGAGTACTTTTCCGCAAGAACTTGAGCCGCTGTCCAACAGTCCCTCGCCATTGGTTCCCGCGTTTCTCCCATCTCTTGCATGTTTGAGTTACGCTTCTGTCCAACAAGTGTCGTCTGCATTAAGTCTTCTAGGCCCATGGATACTCTCGGAATTGCGAATGTGCCTTGCGAAACTCCATCTCTGTGCCACGCTTGCCAGCAAGACCGTAAGCTTCATCCATTGCTTCCTGCTTCATTTCGAAAACACCTGCTTGCCAATCCATCGCGACAGAATGTGGTGTAGTCTCGGATTGATGACTCACCATAGGCTCACGCGTGTTGTAGTGCTCCATACTCTCGAAGCCATGTTGATGACCCGAAGGATTCTCTTTCATTTGTATTCTCCGTTTGTTACACTCATTTTTAGGCAAGTAGTCTCGTAGCTAACACCAGCTTTCAAGAGTACTTGCTCTTTTTCTTCAGCTTCCTCTTAATACTCGTGGGTGTGTGTGCATGTTCGGCCTTCTTTAACTGACTGCGTGCTTTCGATAGAGCCGACTTCTTCTTCTTCATGTCAAAAATCTATTGTTATATCTACTGGGCGTATGGTATCTGTTAAACCTAATTGTAACGCAGGATATTGCCGAAACTTTATCATTCTTCTTTGCAAGATCTGCTCCGTGAATAATTCTTGTTCCTGCTTATCGCATAAGTCTTGAATCACTCGGCTCAACACTTGTATCAGTTTATTTTTATCCATAGCTTTGTAAAACTTCTATTCTCTAATCAACCACAAGTTTCTATCTAGGTATTCTTCCGCTTCTTTACTAGCCATACCCTCTGCCCTCCGTACCGTACTTTGCGCTTGGCAGTAGCGTGTTCTGTAGCTCTCTCGGATTCTCGTACACAGCTTTCCCAGGATTTATCCCTTGCCACTCTTCCCAATACTCATGTTGTGCTCTCTCTGACGCAAGTGCTCTCTGTATCTCTGTCTGATGGTTGGTAGATCTTTCCTTTGTACCATACGCCCTTGTTGAACTTAAACCCCATAGTTGTTCCTTCGCCCACTGGTCTGATGAATCCCTCTGCCCTCTCGATCCACTCTTCTGATACGCCGAGGATTCTAACTGCTCCTTCGCCCACTCGCCTGGTAACGGATGGAACTTCGGATTGTAACTGTTGCTCTGGCCCGGTTGTGGCTTCAACGTGTTCATCGGAGCATTGCCGTCTTGCGTTATGTTGCCCATTCACAGACACTCCCTTTAAAACGATGCCTTCCCCAATGGTACACTCTCGCCAGAATGACTCCCGTGCGCGTACCGATAGCTGTCCTCGTGCTGCTTGCGTTCGTTCTCCATCATGAACTGTAGATCGCTCGTAGTGTGCCCCTCGGAACCTTGTTTCAATGCAGGAGTCTGGCCAGGCAAATGCGTCTTCAGCTTCTCTCCTACAACACTCATATAGCCACCCTCACCCTGGAACATACTAGCTGTCATGGTTTCTATTTCATCACTTTGGTTTTCTTCGTAAATGGCACTTGTTTCTCCTCAAACACAAACATCTGTGCCGGTATATCAATCGTGTATTCGCACCCATCAATCTCGTTGTACCAAGTGTCGCCTTCCCAAACGTAAATCGGAGGTACTTTGCCCACCCATCTCACTATGGTCTCCCGCTAAACTGAATCCCTTGCGGACAATCAATCATTTGACCATCAATCATCTCAAACTTACGCTTGCTTCGCATCCCACTGACCTGTCTCTCCAAGTACTCCCGCGAGTGTGGCTGCATCCCTACCGTGTCAAGTTGCGTCGCCCAGCTCGGCTCTAACTCATGCATCTCATACTCATCAAGCCCACGTTCAGGCCCAGCAATAAAATCATGTTCGTTCATACCTACCCCTTGTGTGTCTCGTGCCCATGCTGACTGTTGAAATCACGGCTATGGTGCTTCTCTAAATGATGCTTGTGGTGCTCCATCGCTTCTTCGTGCCGAGCCTTCTCCTCTTCCAAGTGATGATGCATGTGACTCTTGTGATGTCCTTCGTGGCTCATCTCGTTCATATGTTCCTTCATCGGTCCGCCCCCTTCTCTTGTTTGTCTCACAACCCTCGTAGGCATGTGCCATTCGTCCGCTGTGCGCGTTTGTACGTTGTGCTGTAGGTCCATACCACCCTGCCTTAGATCGTTCGTCCCAGCGCCTGTAAAGCCCCATCCGTCGTTATTCATTCAGAGATGCGACCAAAGCAGTACCAAGTAAGATTCCAGAGTCCACCTTTCCCAATACATTAAAAATAAATTGTGCTCTGAAACCCATCTCGTACAAAAGTCTCATCAAATCAATCTTGTCTTTGTCGCTCATTTCTTACTCCCTGTAACTGCTGGCTGCGGTACCACTGTATCTGCCGACTTGAACCGCTGCTCTTCTTCGATACCCCTAATCATCTCCAATAACTTCCCGGCATTGTTCACATCGATCTCGTCCATCTCTTTCATCGCTCGTACCTCATTCAGTCCAGCCCTTGACCGCTCTTCCTGTGCCGCTGCTAGTCGCTCTTCGCTCAATGCCGCATCGTACTTGATCCTGCTCAGACGCTCTTCTCCCAAGGAAATATCCGTAAACGCTTTTGCTTGCAGTAGCTCGTTGACCTGTTTCCTGTCTTCCATCTCTTGCTTCTGCTCTGCCTGCGCCGCCTGTGCCCTCTGCTGAACCAACTCCATCCCACGCTTACTGATCGGGTACGGCGACATCTCCCACAACATCTCATCAGGAACGTATACCCCACCAGCCTTCATTGTCCACGCTTGCATAAACGCTTGCTGCTTCTGTGTCTCCGTCATTGGGTATTCCATAAAGTCAATGTCGTACTCAAGGAATGTGTTGTTGTAAAATTCAGGTGTTGGAGTCTGCTTGATTAATCGCTCGACTTTTTCCGGCGTGAACTTTTGTATCAGCTTCAACACCTTTTTGTTCAGTAAGTAGTCGGCCTCGCGAAAGTTATCCATAATTGGGCCGAGTTGCATGATCGCCATCGACTGCTTCATCTTGAAAAGCATCGCACTCATCCGGTCAGTATCGTCACTCCCAAGCGCTCCCAAATCGACGTAGTCCTTGATGTCGTTATCGAAAGAGTCCTGCAATGCAAATAAACTCTCTGGTAACGTAGGTGGATTAATCCTCTCAGCATCGGTTATCTCAAAGCCGGGATTGAAAAACACAACCTTACCCTGGCCCGTCTGAAACAATGACCGAGGATTCGATACCGCTCCACTCTTTGCCTTCCAACCACTGCCAATCTGCGAGTCCATAATGTCGAGTAGCTTGCTCTTGCGCATGTTGTACTCTTCATTTGAATCTCTAAGCAGTCTCTGTAGGCCCTGGATCTTCCACTGAAATAAATCGTATGAAGGGTCAAATACACAGTAATAGGGCACGAAAGGGTACTCTGAAATACCCCAGGGATCTTCACCACTGTACAGCAACCGATTCTCGACAATGATGTTATACTCTACCGTCTTGTAGTACCCCTCGATCACAGCCAAGTTAGGAAAGAACCTCTGCAACATGTCCAATCGCTTCCTGTCGCCCTTCCACGGTTTCTGCTCACCACTCTGCCTATCAACTAAGATCCACCCCTTCTTGTACCGCTGCTTCCAGTATTCGTTGTATGAAAGTAATTCCTGTAATCCCCATTGGCGCGCGTAAGGTTCATAAGTAAATTTTTCATCTCTATTACCATAACCCATTGCATCGACTTCACGCTCACTCCCAGGCACTAATGACTTGATCACGTCTTTGCTCAGGTACTTTCTTCGCGCCACAAACGTACAGTCTTCAAGGTCTATGCGGGAACTGAAGGGGTCCCAGATAACGTCATTCCAGTTGTCCAGGTGAAACTCGATTCGCCCGTTGACATAGTCGCTGCGATAGTCTACCCAAGGCGACACCCACGCTATTCCACTGACCAGACTGTTGTGCCTGGCTCGATTCGATACCTTGTACCCCTTCGGATTCATCTGCGTCTGGAGCAACTCTGTCAATTGTGAAGCCGTCTCTGGATTGGAATTCTCTCGGTGGACTACAACACTCTGCATCTGATTGGCACTCAAGTATCCGCTGACCATGTTGATCGTCTTGCGGCTCTTGTTGAACGTAAAAGCATTGCGCCTCTCCTCATTCAAGTACTTCATCTGCTCCAAAGACCACTGATTGCCAAGGTAGAACCCCACATCCCGATATTGCTCAGCGTATAGTGGATTCAAAAGCATGTAAGAGCGGTTGTAGTCCTGCGTAAAATCACTGACAACATCAAAATCCGTAGGCATAGATACCCTTGTGCAAACTCATCTAACACAAGTAAAGTATTTATTTTAATTGTAGGCAAGAGATATTAAAGAAAAATTTTTAGCAAGACACAGAATCGATACAGAGAGAAACTTTGATTGACAACTTGTAGACTCTGGGACTATTGTGAGAGAAATAAAAGGAAGCCCACACTATTACTGAAGGCTGTTAGAAGCTGGTAGTGTGGGCAAGATATCATACAATAAGACAAGAAGCTGTATACCTGAACTTTGAACGGATTGGGTATACTAGTTACAAGCTCAATATACAGCTTCTTACGAATAAAGAGCAATCATATTCAATAGGAGCTGAGAAATGTCAATCATCCGTACAGTCCATAATAAGTTCAATCCATACTCCTGCCTTAACAATCAAGCTCTCTTCGACCCTCAATTACACCATTCTGCTCGTGGTCTATGGGCTCAGTGTATGGCTCGCAAAGACGACTGGACCTTCTATATCAAAGAATTAGCAACGCATACTCTTGATGGAAGAGACGCAATCTACACACAAATCAAAGAACTGATGAAAGCGGGGTACTGCGCAAGAATAAGGATCAAACAAAAGAACCCAAAAGGAAGCGGATCTCTGTTCGGCGGTATTGAATATATCCTTTTCGAAACCAAAGCCACTCAAGAAATGAAAGACGAATACCTGCGAGAATTTCAAAAAAAACATCCACACGCAGAATATCTACCGCTAGAGAGAAAACAGGAAGAATTAAAGAAATGTTTCCCGCATCCGGCATTTCCCGATCTGGGAAAGCCGGCACTAACAAGTACTGAAGAACAAGCAAGTAATGAAACACAATGTTATGATGTCGCGCGAGCGCGAGTTGTTGAAAAACCTTCTTTTGATTATGCTACTACGGAAGAAGAAGCTCCTGATCCTAAAGAATCTCCTCCATGGAAACCTATGCAAGATGAAGTTGGTCCTATCGAATATATCACCCCCGCAGGCAAGAAAAAGCAAGTGACCGAAACAGAGATCTATCAGAAGTTCCTTAAAGAGCCATACAACACAGAAACGGTAAAAACAGCCATCAAACGTTTGCGCAAGAACACCTCCCCCATCAGTGACCCAATCAAGTACCTACTAGGCATCTGTGCCAATGTGGAGAAAGCAAAGAAGAACACATCTATGAAGAAAAAACGGGTAGAAAAAACAGAGGCTGACTATACTGAGATATCAAAGAAACCCGAAGTAAACATTAGCTGGCAAGAACTACTAAAGAAAAATAATGAAAAACCCCTTTGGAAACCGCTATGATGATGCTCATTTATCTAAAGTAGAACAAAGCGAAAGTGATATAGAAAAAATTAATTATTGGTGGAAAAATCCTTCTGGAACCCTATATATGTGTGGAAATGCTGGGACTGGGAAGACTTATATCTGTGCAGCATTCTACAACCAGTTTGGATGGGATAAATGTCGTGCCTATCGAGAATGTGATTTACTGGCTCATCTTCGAGAAACTATTAATAAAAACTGGGACGCTATAACAGAGATCAAAAGATTGTGCCAGATTGAGTACATGATTCTAGATGATTTAGGTAGTTCATCAATGACAGATTGGCAGAAAGAAATGTTGTTTTGTTTCATTGACGAACGTTACAACAATAAGCTTCCCACCATTATTACATCTAATCTAGACACGAAACAAATGAAAAATACATTCCACAATCGTATGTTCTCTAGACTATATGCAAAAGAAAATGTAGTTATAGATTTATTAAATTCAGATGACCGAAGACAAAACATACACTTTGTAGGCAAATAATGGAAATAGTAACAAAGCAAGAATTCGATGAAGCAATCTATGGTCTCAGCAAGCAGGTCGTAGCACTCAAGGCATCGTGTATAAACAAAGAACAATTTAATAAAACCATCGGTAACGTAGCCAGATACCTAGCAGACATCCATTGTATTATAACTACACTCGCCAGCCCCACATCCCCTTCATCCTCTCATAGTCCCCATCATCCACTCCCCGATCAGAGCGATAGTCCGATTCCGTCAGAGCCAACATTCGAAACGCATCCGCCCCATGACTCGTGTAATCATGAAATGGCTTGTCCCCGTATACCCGAAACTTCTCATTATACACCTTCCGGTAGTTCTCCAAACACTTCAACCCGAGTTCGCATCGCTTTTCATCAAACCAGCAACGCCCGAGAATCATACGCACAGCTTCTATCCCAAATTCTAAGCTCGCTTTTGGCGCAACACGGTAGCTCAACCCTAACCTCCGAGCTGTTTCAAGTCTTGTCTTCCCTGTTGTCAACTCCCGGGCTTGAATGTCATGTGGAGCAACGTGCAGGTCATATATGCATCCAGTTTCTCTCCGAAAATCATCCAAGATCCGTGCATAGTGAGCTAACCCTTCACCAGAATTCTCATAGTAGTTGATCGCATGAACCTCTTTTCCGATGAATTGAACAAACCAAATGGCCGTACTATCACCAATGCCCAAATCCCAGTAAGTTCGTACAGTCACAGCAGGATCGTAGGGCACACGGCATATCTGACCTTTCTTGCGCAACTCATCCATCTGCCTGCCATAGTAGCTTCCCTCTTGTCCACGGTTGAAATTACAGTAAAACTCCTGCTGTATCATATCCTCTGGCATACCCTTGCGACGTTCGGATTCTATTTGCTCTTCCGTCAGAACGCCCGTGTCAGCAACCGTCAGTATCTGGAAGAACCACTCATCTGGGTTACGCCTCGCAATCTCAGCCAAGTCCCAGCCGTGATTCTTGCCTCGCGGGGTATAGATAAACGCACACCATCCTCCATTCGCTGCCAGAATCGGTTTGACGAACTCATAGGCCATCGGGTCCATCAAAGACCACTCACTGAAGACCACCCCCCTTGGATTCGTTCCCATAATTGCATCATACGAGTCTGCGCCTATGAGCTGAATCAAGCTCTGTCCATGGGCACCATTAATCCAGACCTTCATTTCAGTATTGTTTGGATTACCGTCGATGATGGCCTTTGGAATATAATCGAGCATCCTTTTCCCATCATTCGTCATACCGTCCCACAAAACCCTCTTAGCCTGCGCAAAGCTAGGAAGGAAGTAGTAGTAGGTTCCTGGCTCCAAATAGGCCCGCTTGATCATATAGTTCCACATCGTAGTGTCTTTCCCACCCCTTCTATGTACCACCCAACAGATATTCCTGACTCCCTCGTCTAGCGCATTCAACACGTCTTCCTGGTAGGTTCTTGGCTCAAATCCGTATGGTAGCGTTATCTCCTTCATAGGCCCATGCTCCGTTTTTCCTCTTCCGTTATTTCTCTAACATTCGTGCTCGCTATCAACTGATGCAGCAAGTCCATATTCTCCCGGCAGAAGATCGTAAACACACATATCTGCTTCAACCGAACAATCGCTGCTGCGTCCTGGTCTACTCGCGATTCCAACTGACCCATGAACGAAAGCTCCTCAAGAAGCCCCGCCATTTGCCCTACAAACGTTTCAAACTCCTCTGGTCCACTAAAGCACTGCGCGACCTGAAGCAAAGCCTCTGGAGTCACTAGAAAAAGCCTACGCACCATTACCTCAAATAAAAAGTTGTCACAAAAAGCAAAAAAAGAGAGCAGCCGAAACCACTCCCACTAGCCTATTTATCGAATTGTACTTTTCCGCAGAGGATATAGGCATCCATGTGGCATTACTACTCTAACTCGTCTTTTTCTTCTTCTTTCTTTGTTTTCTCTAGTAGAATCTTTAAGCCATTAATAGTTTTTACTACTGCATCCCTTTCGTTCAATAGCTCATGTAGTCGATTACCGTAATAAGCCGACTGATACGTGATAGATTCAATTCCGCTATTTGTTTGTTCTAATATGTTCTCGTTATTTTTTATCACTAATTCAAGATCTTTGCTATTTAACATACAATTCTCCTTTGGTTCTCTTAACTTAATTAGTTGTACAGAGCTGTGTGTTGCCATTGTTTTATTTCTCCTTCATCTTCTTGCCACGTTCGCAGGCTGGGTCACGCTTCTTGTCCATCTTCTCAAGCGTCTTCAAGTCTTTGCCCACCTTCTTCGTCTCTTTTTCTATCTTACGTATTTGCTTGTCCACTTCTAACTCCACTAATTTTTCTAATTTCTTGTCTATTGAATATAGTAATGTCGAAAGTCCATCGAATTGGCCATCGTAATAGTATTCACTTTCCATCACAGACTACCCCCATGACATCCTTTTCCGAGATCAGCAAATGCTCCTCGTCGTCCTCACTAATCCTTGACCCACAGTATGGCACCAGCAGAAGCACGTCACCTATCTCGATCTCTAACTCGCTCTTATTGCCCTTGCTAACTACAACCGCTTCAAATGGCTTCTCTGTTGTGCTCGTTAGAATCAGTGTCCCCTTCTTCTCGGGCGGCTTGATCTTCACTAGGATATTCTTAGCTAGAGGTTTTAGCATTTTCGTTCTCCATCTGTAATAAAATATCTGACGATGTAACCTCTTGTATCTGCGGGAATGTGAATACTCTTGATCCATTTTTCAAGCACGAATGTACTATCTCTCTATCCTCTGTTACATATACTTGTCTAAATGGATTTTCAAAAAGAAGGTTATTCTCACTAGATCTATAAACAGATGTGTCACAAATTAAATACAACTGTTTCATGTTATTTTCCCTTGTGGAAGCTTTTTAAGGTTTCTGCCAGGTGCGCTCTCTTGCCTTCCTTACCGCCCTTCTTCTCTGCTGCTTTCAACTTGCTCTCAGGTATCTTCTTGCCTTTCGGTACTTTCAGCTCTTTGTGTAAGGCCCCGGGATGTTTAATCGCTTTTTGTATCCATTTCTCTGCCATTGTATCTCCTAAAACGTGTTTGTCCTTCTTCAATTATAAAATTTTTCAGCCACTCTTTAGATTTTTTTTCTCTGATCAACTTTTCTTCGGTACTTAATTTTGGTGTCTCTATGAACTTAGGGGGCTTCGGGAGTTCCATGTAATAATCTATATCATCAAAATCCCCGTGCTTGAACATATTGAACGAAGGACACCAATCCCAGTTCTCTATAAAACCGGTATAATGATCGCCATTTTTCATCTGAAGTAACACCTCATGATACTTTTCCCACTTTGGCGGTTTCTCCATATCAAACTTGATCCACCTGGCACTCTGAGGGTTCGGCAATTGCATCCAGTAGGGACTTAACCCATTACCAATCTCAGGACAAATAGAATGTTTCACCGATAGAACCTTCTTGCCAGTAAGCTCTCCGCAAAAGTATTGATCGATTGCCTCCGATTCACAAACGTGCATTCTAAAGTTATGTTTTGCGTAATCAGGGTACCAGTCACATGCCAATACATCCTCACTCCCAGTAGGCATCCTATCATCGAAAAATATCCATTCCATCTCAGTTCTCGTAGTTTAGATTTATCACCTTGAAGCTTATCGGTGCATGTCCCACGTTCTTCTTTGATCGCACCACAACCCCTTCCCTCTGTTTGCCGTTATCGTACGTACCCTCCCCAAGCGTATGCACAATCTCTTTATCAAACGCGTGCCCATTCAACACATATCTAACCGTAGGAAAAGCTAACTCGTCGCATAGATCGTAAAACTCTTCTTCTTCCAAATACCTATGTTCGTCAATCTTGTAGCCACTGAATGCAAAGCCGTCTATCGCGTCTAGTCCCATCGGATTGCTCTGTATCTTTGGTCCGCAAGTCTCCCACTGTAGCGCATACCCCTCCCGCAACTGCTCTTCCAACTGGTACTTCTCCGCCACCTTCCAGTAACCATTCTTCATGTCCCGCTCTAACTCCAAATTCCGCGAGCAGATCCCAAATTCATCCTTGTACCGATAGGCAGTTGTAGAAGATCCGTCCGCTTTCTCCGTGACATAGAACGGCTTGCCATGCAGAGCCTCCACCAAATCCAAATTACTCTGATAGTTCGGCTCGTCTGTCTTAGGAATGAAACTTGGAAATGGTCCCTTTGCTATCCCTTGTAGATGTGGTGGTATTGGCTTGTAGTACTTCGTAACACCACTGATAATGGTTAAATCGGTACCCACAGAAAAGCGCAAATTCGTCGGCATGATTAAGACTTCGCTCGGTACTCCACGGAACCGATGCATCTTTACACGCCAGCCATCCTTCTCTAGAAAACGAAACTCATCACGCTCAGGCACCAAAGCATCAGGCATGTATACCAGGCAAAGATCACCCACACAGAAGTCACTCTTACGAACCACTCCCACCCACTTGCCACCAACACCACACACAACCGTCGCAGAAACAATAAAATGTGCATCAGGAATCGCTTCTAAACAAATAATCTTTCCTACATAAACTAATCCCTGGTCAAGTGTTTTCAATGTCATAATGTCTTTTCCAATTCTAACTGTTCGCTAATCAATAATGCCATATGCCCGTAGTAGCCATTGTGATGATTGTATGCCGCGAATTGTAATGTTCCACGGTCGGTCTCGAAATTAACAAACATCACATCTCCTTCATCAAAAGTATCCAACGGTAACTTCTTCTTATCTAGTTCAGTATTAACAACATCAATCGAAAGAATCTCAGCACCGATAAAACTCGTAGGATCGTCATTGCACCAGAAGTACCCCCACTGCTCACAGCAAAATTGGACATTCGATATTAAGAGTTCCACCTGCTGTTTCGTAGTGCCAACAATGTACCCAGCATACTCATTTTGGTCGTACTGCTTTCCATGTCTGCTCAAGGGCTTGTAATTGTCCACTTCCTCTATAAACAAAATTTCCTCTGTCATTTGTCTACATGCTCTTCTAACTTGGACAATTGATATTTTAGTAGATCCTCTTGCATACGCATATTTTCATTCTCTCTCTTTTTCAGATAGTCGACGAATTGATAATCGTGGTCCCTGATATGTCTTAATAACTCCCGAATATTTCTCAATAAATCAATCACCTGTTCTGTCTGGTCTACCGTCGTCATATATTAATCCTTGTATGGGTCTCTTGTTCTATCATCCGCCATGCAAACACCAATGGGAGTAAGTGTGTGCAAGATCTTAATTGTGCCTTCATGTGCCGCTAAAACCTGTTCGATTCTCTTGTAAGCATAAGGTGATTCGTCCAAGTCCCCACCACGCACCTCTACGCCCATCCTCTTCATCCAAGCATCGTGCAGCTCTCGTTTTACAAGTCCTTCGGTGAGCCGCTTTCCTGTCTTTCTGTCGGTTTTTCCTTTCGCCTGATTTCTTCCAAGCAAACGGCCAGCTCCATGGATAGTAGAATATAACGCTGCTTTTGAATGTTTCGACTCCACACCTTCGATAATAACCGATATGTCTCCCATGGAACCCCCAATAAAGCTCTTTTGACCAGGAAAGGCAGGTGTCGCTCCTTTTCTCACAACCCATAGATCTTTACCAAAATGTCGCTCTTTCCAGGCAAAGTTATGGTGATTATGAATCTCTTCGACAATTGACGCTCTAAGGATTCTTGCAACACGGTCACATACCCAGTCTCTTCCTGCATAAGCATACCTCCCAGCAAGATCCATGCACGCGAGATACTCTTGTCCAAGTTCCGAATCGTCGCTAAGAATGACCGGCTCTGCATACACTCCATCCTTGCCTCCTGCCGCTGTAACAAAATGAGTCGCTATCGTATGCCCTAATCCCCTACTGCCAAAATGTACCCCAACCCAAACGCGATCACATTCATCGGTAAACACATCAACATAATGGTTTCCTGATCCCACTGTCCCCAACTGATCCATAGCTTTAGACCTAAGGTTCCGTAACAAATCAAGAGTATCCCACAAAGGATCTTCGAATATTTCATGCTCTACCTTCTCCGCATTTCTTCTACCTACTCCAAAACTAATGTGCTTATTAATCTCGTTCATGATTCTATAGATATTGCCTTTAACCTCACTAGAGTCGCAATCCAACTGTACAGCCTTATTACCGCAACCAATATCAAAACCAACCCCATTGACACAAACTGCACCATCATAAGCAATAACACCACCAACAGGAACAGAATACCCGATATGATGGTCCGCCATAAGGGCACCGGAATAGGCTCCATATTTCATTGCCTCCTTCATCTGCTCTACCGCTTCAGGCAACGCTTCTCCCCACACAGGAATACCGTAGATCAATTTCATAACATCACCCTTATCACCTTATTTACCGGATTGTACAGTGCATCCATATGACTTGCGTTGACACAGATCGTATTGGGCCCCTGGTGCTTGAACAACATCTGCCCGTAGCCCTCGTGAATATGCCCAAACACATGCAACTTCGGCTTTACTCTCTCCAATGCCAACCGAAGCTCCTCACATCCACAGTGTTCTCCATCAGAATTCTTATCCAATACACCCCAAGGAGGCCCATGCGTCACCAAGATATCAGTGTCGTCAGGTATCAGCGCCCACTTCTTTGCAATCTCAGGGCCTCGCGGAAGCATAAAGTCCCATCCACAGAATTCAGGTGTCCAAGGAGAACCCCATATCTTTAACCCATCAAACTCTGTTCCAGAATCTTGTAAGTAGTCAAAGTCTTTGTATTGATCGATTCTGTGTATATGGAAAAATTCGTCATCCTTTCTTATGGTTCCGTCATGGTTGCCTGCTATCACTATTTTTCTCTTGTAATCTGCTGCCACTATCCAGTCTATAAACCAATGGTATTCATCAGGGCTGTCTCGCGCAGTCAAGTCCCCGGCAACGATCAACAAGTCCCCACCATCGAGAGCAGGATAACTCCCGTGCAAGTCCGCAACACAATCAATAATCACTTCCCTTTCTCCGGTAACACACCCAACTGCCTCAATAACAACATATTCATCAAACTACCGCTCACATCTCCTTCAGAGTCGCCACCCGATATAATGAATTGTGGTACCGCTACTCTCGAAAGTTCCTTAGCCACACCAATGCACTTGTCCCGCTCGATCTCTGCAAGCATTCTGTCGCGCTCCGATATCGCACCGCCAAGTTGTAAAGACTTTTGTTTGGCACTGGCTAGCAAGATCTGTGTCTCCGCTTCTTCCTTCGATCGCTCCTTGGCCAAGCGGGCTACCTCTAACTCTTGCTGGGCAACCGTCTCCATCTCTTGCTTCGTCAGTTGCGCTACCACAAGTTTCCTCGCAGCGTTCGTCTCCTCAACCTCTTTTTGCATCTGAGCCTTGATCACCGCTTCAGCCTTCGTTCGGAGAGCCATCGATTCTGTTTCAGCTTTCTCCCGTCTACCGCGTTCCTCCACCATCAATCGCTCTTGCACCTCTTTCTCCCTCTGGGCCTTCGATCCCTCTGCCGCTAGAAACGCCTCCTTCTTCTGTGCAAACTGCCTCTGAGTCTGGTCATCGTAAGTCACATCCGTAATCGAAAACTGCGTAATTACTATACCAAAGTCAGTTAGCGGTGATGGCCTCGATATCTTTTGCGTCCCGTCATCGTCAAACACAACCTCAGTCGCATACACAGTGATTGCCTTGCCCTTGTCGTCGAATTGGTCTTGCAATATCCGGCTCACACGCTTCATCTCAAACAAACCCCACTGCAACTGATCCTGGACTAGCGCTGTAAACTCCCCTCTCCTCGCTGACTGGTGCTCTGAAGCAGACATCACAGGCCCACTAGACTTCATAGCATCCGATAGGTGGGCCCATACCGCACCCTTCACAGACTCCTCGTTACCGCCAAACAATTGATGAAACTTTCTCTTGCCATCTAGAGTCATCGGAGAAGCAAATCTCACCATCGCATTCATCGTCGCACTGCCACCATCGTTAAAAACTACCTTGAAAGCTCTCTCCTCCGCATACTCCACTTGCCAGTTCCGAGGATACACCCATGATGAACCCCCACCAGTTAAATACCACCCAGCAGTATCCATCACCTTCACAGTTCCCCAGGGATATTGTAGTATAAGCCACTCTTGGTCGTTGTTTGAGCCAATGAAGAACAGAAAAGAAAATAACACCACCAGGAATAGCGTGATCTTCTTGTAGTGTCCCTTGAAATATTCTAAGTAATTATTTCCTGTTTGCATCTATCTCTTCCTTCTTTGACACATTAATACCCTCTTCGAAACCATTCACTTCACCGAGCCTGTAACAATAAAAGGCTACCGCAGCAAAGACAAGTCCAAGTATCGCTATCATAAATCACTCCTAGTTGTCATGGTACTCTTTGCCCAGGTCGATTCTACTCACATTCAACACCTCGCTCAGCTTATTCAAGGCACGATCCCTCTGTACAAACAACCAACCATTCTCCATATACTCTAACGCCCCTCTCAGGTCATTGATCTTATGAAGTAGGCCATTTCTAGCATAATCACTCAGCTTCTCGATTTCAGCCTCTACTAAAACACGCATACCGATGAGCAATTCTCTGTCCGCAAGGTCTTTGTCTAGAATCTCAAACTCATATTTCATTGCTTACCTCTTCTACTATCGCTTGTTTCATCACCTGAATTCTGTCTGCTATGTTCTTCATCAAAGCTGTGTAATATTCTTTATCAACGCGTATCTTATCACACGGGACATCAACCACTTCCTTTACCTCAGACATTGACACCACCTCAGCCAACAACATGCACCAAAAGTAAATTCTATGGCAACGATTTATTTTACGAAGGTACCAAAACCTAGGCAATCCTCTTCATACGACAACCTTTTATTAAGTAAACCTTCGCATATTCTAGCAAATCCTGAGTTGTAATCACGTAGGCACAGTTCTTGCGCACCGTCTTCAGCTTCCCAGTCCGTACAGCATGGTACAACTGTTGCCGAGGTACTCCTAACATCTGTGCAGCCTGAAAAACAGAAAGCAAACCCTTGTCGTAGTCAAAAATATACTCACCATCCAGCGTAGATTTATTCCGACAGTACTTTTCATCGTCGTACCTCTTCAAATCATCTAGCGACACCTGATACCTCTCGCCGTTCATATACGCTTTTAGCTTTCCTAGACGAATCGCCTGGTAGATAGCTTGACGAGACACACCTTTTAACCGAGCAGCACCCACCACACTTACAAAATTACCCATAACAAATCTCCTGCATAAACAAATTGATTGAAAAAAGACCCTTGCCGCAGCTCCGATCATGCCACGAACAAGGAAAATGATGACAATAAAAAAAATATTTCGAAAAGTGAAAATTTTTGTTGACAGACCTGTAATTTAGACCTAAAATACGACCATAAGGGAGATGCGGAGCCGCGAAGTCAGTGAGCGCGCAGAGGTTCTACCTTATTGGTCGGTCGTTCCCCCTTTCCTCGGGGGGCGGAGGGGGGCATGTATACAAAATAAAACCCCAAAGAGAGACTAATCGGTCCTAAAATTCTAATAACAAAGCCTCTAAACGCAAAATCATCCGATCCAAGTGATGCCTAATTTTTCTATAGCTACTCTGCAACTCAAAATCGTCGTAATCCTTGTACATTAAATCCTGCTTGAGTTCTTTGTAATACACCAATGTCCTCTCCACATCATCTCGCTCATCCATCAAACCGAAATCCATTACTTCCTCCTCAGCTTTTCAATCCACCTCGGGCTCTTACAAAGATTCTGCTTACCATCCCTCGGACCTCCCCAGCAATCCTCTAGCCTTTTGTAGTGCTTACCATCCGGAATCTCGCCCTTGTACCTTCGCACGGTTCTGCTACACTGCACCTTCCACTCCTTCAATGCCTCCCTACCATGCTATCGTCCAGTACGGCTTTCTATACGACCGGCTCACGAATAAACCTAGACTGTAGCTCCTTTCTCTGACTCCACCGTTCGAGCACTTCCCGCGCCTCAATACCACCCCACGCTTTTCTGATTTCCCACGCGATCCACTCCCTTTGCTCTTTACTGTGACCATGATACGCAAGTCTCCCCTGTAGAGGCTTCAACCCTTTGTCATGCAGCTCACATAACCCGTCCTTCCAGAAAGTGCACCCGTTATCATCAGAGGTTCTCCAAGGTGCAAGGCCACCCTCCTCCCCCTTCAATGCCGGCTTCAACATCTCTGCCTCCTCCGGCCAATCATCCAACATTAACCGGTCTCCGTAGCCTGCGTCCATTAGCGCTTGCATCTCCTGCGGAGTCCCACAACATGGCGCTCTACACATACGACTACATCTCTCACACGCACACTCGCTCGGTAGTACTTTCATCTTCGCTCCTCAGTTTTCACAGCATTATCTAAAAATGTCAGCAGAATGTCAATAACCCTGTTCAAAACAAAATGTAAGCAAAAGTTGTAAACAAAGAAACCGCAAAAACAGGCAGTTATGATCGGATATGAACAAGTTGTGAACACGGAAATTATCTATACAAAAAGCCCACTTACAAACATTCCAACAGCACTAGAAGAAGAAGAAGTATATATCTATAGTAGTAGTCGTTATGCTCTGTGGAAAATGTTCGTAACTTGTAACGTCTGATAATTCGCACAAGAAGCAAAGACTAGGAATAGAAAAAGTAAAAAATCATGCAGGAATGCGAAAAAAAATTAGTGTGCTCCTGAACTTATGATACGTACTCCCTGTGGGGGGCAAGCCGGTCTCGGTCCAGGAGGATTGTTTGTTTTTTACTTGATAGCTGTTGTAGTGGTATTCATAATCTAAACTATGGTCAATGCTCACGCTCCTGTACTTGTGGGCGCTTCTTGGTGGCGTAGTTCACGATATTGACTTGCACCTCGTGTGAGTTCTTGCTCTCTATCTGTGCCTTTTCACTCCAGCCATACCTATTCGCCATGTTGTAGTACCAGCTCCGAGAGTTGCCCAGACACGTTCCTATGGCCTGCTGCATACCTATTCCTTCCCAGTACACCTTGCCCTCTCGCATAGCCTTAACAAGCTCCTCTTCGACAAACTCATCAGGGAAGTCTTTTAGGTAGGTTCTTATAGCAACATCTGACAGTAATATAAAACAGTCCATGCTATACCCTGCCTTAACATGAGTGCATAATTCCTTGAAAACTCGCCTTCTTTCGTCCGCACTATCCCTCAACTTAGCCTTTTGCTCTTTATCTGTAACCTTTCGTCCCTTGACCATCGTGCATACTCCGTTGTTATTTGTTCTATCTGTAGTGTATGTGTGGGATGAATCTGTGTCAAACCTTTCTTTTAACTACCCTGAAATGTGGATTGTGTGTTATACTCGCGATTGTCAGACACACGGCTACGATGCGAAGTGTTGAGTAGGTGTGTTTAGTACTGGTCTCCCCGACAGGCCCAATTTAGGGTAGGGTTGCAGCAGGTACGCGATAACAAAGAGGTGAGTGATGACCGATAGATACTACAGGATAATATGCCATCAGCAATGGAGTATCCTAACAACAGAGTATGAGCAAAGCAACCAGGAAGACTTTGGCGCACACGATATAGGCGGGGGAGATAACTTCTGTCAAAGCATAGAGGACCTTATAGAGTGGATTGAAGAGTTGTATGAGCAAGAGTACTTCAGTGAAGATATGCGGGACTTGCTGATACAAAATGCACGCGATGAAGACTACCGTTGGGAAGAGGAGTTAGAGGAAGAAGAAGAGCTAGAGGATGATGAGGAGGTGAGTGATGAAGTACAGTGATTTTATCCGAGAGGTGAGAGCTATGCGTAGAGAGGATAAAAACGCGTGGCATTATTTGGTGCGTGTTGTGGAAGGTAAGCAAGTCAAAATGAAATGGCATGGCACTTGGAACCAGGTCTTAGAAGTGGATGGCGTTCGGTATGGTGGCTGTATGGGTTTGAATGTGGGTGGCTGGCTGACAGAGATACACAAAGCAATCATTGTGGGGGAGTTGTGGCTAAAGTATCAGATAGAAGATGCCGAGTTAGACTTGATAGGAGGTCGGTGATGCTCAAGTGTAACGATTGCGGAAAGGAAATCAGTGACTACGCTATTTGGTGGCCTAAAGATGAAAATAGCCCTGCCCTTCCGGTATGTTATCCTTGTGAAGCTGTTCGAATAGAATCGCGCATGAAAACAAGTGATAAATGCCTCTTGTACTTTTCATCTGATGGTAGCTTGAAAGGGACTGGGTATGAGGTCTCTAATTGGTCCAAGAGCTTCACAATACCGGTCACTCGATTAGTCAGACCTAGACTCACGCAAGGGTCTTTCTCTGTGTGGATAGAATTTGATGGTAGCGAGTGGTACGGGAGAACGAAGAGTAGGGGAGCACTTATAAATTTACGTAGAATAAAGAAAAACAAAAGGATGAATCATGAAAAAGTATGAATTGAACTTTCTAGGCAAAACTTATATTTAAGTTGGTGACTCAGAAGAGGAGGTGACCAAGCAACATATCGCGGAGGTGTGCAATGCGGAGACTGAAGACGAGTGGCACGACTACTGCAAGTGGGTGGGAGTATCGCCGGAGCTGCACTGGCAAGAGGTGCCCTGCAGGAGTCAGTATAGCAAGTATTTCGAAACGGGAGTACGCACAGATTCTGGAAAATCCTTTGTTAAGTGTACAGAGGATGCACCGGAAGATTTGAAGGAGCTAATTTACCAGATCCATAACAAAAGTTTCGATGGGTGTTTTCCTAATGATTGGATCTACGAGATTATTTGGGAGGCGTTTGAAGCATTGGAGAAAGACAAGTTGGAGGATATCTCAATTGAGGCGGACATTTACGACAGAGAGCTTTACGAGTGGCTTGGCAACTGTTTCTCCGATGAATACTGTAACCAAGCTCTACAAAATGAATGCCCTACTACAAACATTACTCAGATTATTCAAACTAGGCAGTGTTTAGTGAAGGAAGCAATCTATCAAGCTGTGGACGAATTTATCGAAGAGGATGAGCAAGGATAGGCCCTACCGCCACCTTAGAAAGTAGGACCCATGCTTAGTATACACAAACACCCAGGGCAGCGCAAGTAAAGATTGTGTTGCCCTGAAACCATGGGATCATTAGTATATACATATTCAGATGAACCCACTACGAAAAGAGGAAAGAAATGTCGATCAAGCCAGGAAATAAACGCGTCAGCCTAGACGTACCTGAAAAATTGTATGCCCTGTATTGCAAGCTATGTCTAGACCTTGGAATAACTCGGACTGAGGGGCTGATAAGATACTTTAAATACCTGAGCACCTACCACCATAAGCAAAGGAAAGCGCTAGATGAGAAGTCAAACACAAATTTTAGGTTGGATGAAGGAGAGTTTAAATAGCTTCCTTCTGGAAGAGGGGTTAGATAGGAGCGCTCACACGATGGAGGCATACAAGTACGATATCGGCAAATTTCTAGAGTATCTACATGGCAAAGGGGTGAAGAAAATTAGTTCTTTAAAGCGCCAGCATGTTATTGACTACCTTGGCTACTGCAAGCAAGGAGGGAAAAGCAATGCGACCGTACACAGATATTTCATGGCGATACGCTGTTATTGTAAATATTTGCGGAAAACAAAGGCGTTGGAGGGTGATATCGTCGCGGATATTAAAGCGAAACGAGGAACCTTGCCCGCCCCGTATATACCATCTAGAGCCGAAATTGATTGCCTTCTTGCTCAGCCGTGTCAAGGGAGTGAGTCGGGCACAAGAGATAAAGCGATCCTTAGCCTTATCTACTCGTCAGGATTGAGGGCCTCTGAGCTTTGCGACCTAGAGCTACAAGACTTTCGCGGGTATGAGGTCATCGTCAAGTGTGGCAAGCGGAGTAAAACTAGAACCGTTCCGGTTAGCGAAGAGGTGTCTATAAATATTCGTACCTACATCGACCTGTACAGAGGCAAAGAGCCGGGATACTTGTTTCTCACGATTCTAGGGCGCCAATTGCGTAGGCAGCTTCTGTGTAAGATGGTAGTGGAGTATGCACGCAAAGCCGGGATTAGGGGCGTTACCACCCACACCTTGAGACACGCTTGCGCAACACATCTACTGGAGCAAGGGGCAAACCTTCGCTTCATACAAAAGATGCTGGGACATAGCACGATAGCAAGCACCGAAAGATACACGCATTTGTCTGGGAAAGAAATGCAAGAAATGTTCGAACAATACCACCCACGAAGGATAAAAGGAGGGTCGCCATGCTAGAATTAATCGACCTGGACACACTTTTTCTGTTGATAGGTGGATTCATTGCTCTGTTTATTTATATATGTGAGAGAGAAAAAGAAAGAGAATAACCAATATAAAGGAAATAATAATGCAAAAAACAACAGATTATAGCATATTTAGTTTAAGACTTGATAATAGACCTACAATGGAAACGCATACAAAAAGAATTGTTAAATCTATCCAAAACAAAAATATGCTGCATTTGCGCCCTATTTCAGTTAATGAAGATATGGAGGTAATAGATGGACAGTATAGACTAGAGGCAGCAAAGAGATTGGGAGTGCCGATATACTATGAAATAATAGAAGAGTATGAAATAAAAGATGTTCTCGACTTGAATGTTTTAAAAATGTGGAATACCACTGATTATTTGAATTATTTTTGCCAACACAACATAGAACCGTATATAAAGTTGAAGAAATTTTTAGAAGAAACTGGCTGTTCTATATCACAACTTTTCTCTTTAATTGGAGTCAAGAGCTCTTTTAAATATGAACAATTCCGGACAGGAAAATATATATTCGATCTAGGGGAAAATTCGGAAACAATCAAAAAAATAGAAAACCTAAAAGCAGTAATGAGAAGTATTTGCGGTAGTGATAAATTTTTTAACTCTGTCCGCTTGTTTAAAAGTCTATGCCGCATAGTTAACCACGAAGACTATCTCGAAGAAAAGATGGTAGCGAATATGCACCGGTTGAGCGATAAGATTGGACCGAGGGCGACTGAGAAGCAATATCTAAAAACTTTCGTGGAAATATATAACTATAGGAACAACAATAAAATTTCCTTCACGATCTTAGAATCTTCAGTTGACTAAAGTACGGAGTGTTTTTCTATCCAAGTATCGTAGAATTCGCTTTGGATGAGGCATTGCGTACAATATCGCTTTGCCTCTTCGTACGTCTTTGCAATTGCAAGTAACCGGTCACTGCCATCAGCATCTATACCAAGCACTGCATATACCTCTTCTTTTTTTTCCAATTTAATTACTTTCATTTGTGTCCTTAGAGAAATGGGAGTACATCAAGGACTGTATAATACCCAAGTGTTCAGTTATGGTAATGAGTCCTTTGGGAACTGAGGTATCTTTGAATGTGGAATTTTGTAAAGCTGCTCCTGCAAACTCTAGGATGGAAGCGGCGACAGCAATTTGTGCATATAAAAATTGTTCTGTGCTAGGCAGGCTCATGTGTGTCCTCGAATGTTAAATGTTCTTTTAGGTCTTGGAGTAATTCTACATAGTTTGTTTGTGTTTCTTCAAGCTGGCGCACGTAGAGGATTGTTTCGCCTTCTTTTGCAGCGGTGAATGTCTTGCTTCTGAGCATCCATACGATTTGCGCATCATCTTTCCATACCACGCCTTTGAGTGCATCCCCGAGGAACTTGTCTAAATTGTCTCCATCAGGTTTCTTGTAGTGTGGGAGGCGGTGTTGTGGATTTCTTTTTCTTTGTGGGAGGAACTTTGGGGCATGGATTCGGTAGTGAACTATCACCAGTAGAGGGCCCGCCAGGGGTTCCGTCATTCCCTGCTTTGATAGTGCTTTCTCCACATACTTTCGCGTCAGGTTCATTCCCTTTGCTGATGGGTTGTAGGTGCTGTACCGGCCTAGTCTCCATGAAGCCTTTGCTTTCGGGGTGTACGGTATTCTGATCTTTAAGCATACTGACATAGTGCTCCCAACGCATGAATTTAAAAACGATTCTTGGTCTATCGCTATAGTATTTTTCCATATCGATCTTTGCGTATTGCCTGTGCGACCAAACGAGGGTATTGCGCAAGATTTCTAGAAAAGAGAGGAGGTAATCACACAATTCGTAGGCATGGACGGCAGGAGTATTTTCTTTCTTAACGTCTGCTTTTTTAACTGTGGCATGTGATGGTGGTGAAACGTAGAAGCGAACCCATAGCACTACCGAGGTTTTGGTCCTGTCATATGTAGGGAAGAAACACCGAATGATGGAGCGCCATTGCTTGTTTCGAAAGAACTGGATGGGTTTCCTTCGCTTTTCTGGGGCGTATTTGATGCTATAGATAAGAGGTTCCCCGGGGAGTTCTAGCTCATTGCACAGGGGGTTATGGCCTAGAATCTGCTCATGGCGTAGGATTTGTCGACGGTTAGCAATCTTGCGGTATTTCAGGTTCATCTTCTTCTGCTGTGGCTATTATTTCATCTGCGAGTTTACACATACGTTCTAGGAGCACTGATTTCATTTCTCTCTCTGCTTCCCCTTGAGCTACTTCCAAGGCATACTCACAAAGAACCATCCAAGAGTCAAAATGGGAATGAGTCAAAGGGTGATTCAGGCGGTAGTTGATTCTCTGTCCTCGGATAGGATTGAATTGGTGCGCATTCATTCGGGCTACGTTGCTCCTGTATAAGTTCTCGGATGGCTGTTAGTACTGCGATTTTTAACTGGTGGGCATAGTCTTTGTTGAGGTAGCTTACCAAGGGAATGTACTCAGGCTTGTCTGTATTGGATTTGATTTCTTTCTGCGGAAAACTGAACCATCGTTTATCTGCCTGTTCAAAGTACTTACACTCTAGGATCTTCTGCCCGTGTGGATATATGACTACCGAAAAGTATGCACGTAACGCTCCTTTGTCTACGGGTCTCCATTGGCCTATTTCTACTTCGTCATTGCTTTCTGATACTTTTATTTTCATAGCTCACAAAGCTCCTCATCGGCAATTTTCATCTGTTCCTCTACAAAGAAGTACAAAGAATCTGCCACTATATTTCGTATATCAATCATGGTGGAATTGGTTAGAGCTTCCCTGCATACTCTGATAAGGCTAAGTACGTTCTCTAGTCTGTCTCTGATGTCATTGATTTTAACTCTGCTAGCATTAAACATTTCTCCCAATTCTCTTTGTTCGCGACACTTTTCTTGTAGGGCTAGGTATTCTTCTTTGCCTGTGTCTTCCCAATCCATTTCTCTACTTGGA